GCTTCCTGCATACTGTCTATACGGGCTGGCACTTTGTCAGCCATACCATCTGTAGCACCGTTTAGATACCTACCACCAGCCAAAGCTGCTATACCGCCCCCACTATACTTAGGAGAAAATCCAGCTAACCCACCCTGTTGCGGTACAGGCATGATAGATCCCACTTGCGATGCGGGGGTGCCTGTTTGGACTAAGCTCTGTTGTTGTGTAGTAGAAGGGGTAAAAGTGGGGTTAGGCGCTAAGTTAGCTTGGTTAGCTGCAGCGAGGGCAGCGGCTTGGGTGTTCAAGTCCTGCGTATAACTACTACCTGAACCGTAGGGTGCATACGCGTAGTCAGAAAAATAACGCCTGCCACGGCTTCCCGGTCTACGGTCCTCATCATAGTCTATCGGCACTCTTTGACGTACAAACTCGTAGTCTGGTACTTGATCTCCTGCAGCGAGAGGAGAAAGCCCTCCAACCACGCCACTAATGCCGGAAGTACCCGAAGCGCCGGAAGTACCACCATATATAGCAGCAAGCCCTTGCGGACGGGTCTCTGCGTCCTCTAAAAACTGTACTGCACCTGCAAAATAATCAAAGAAGCTCATTAAGAGTCTCCATAACTCATGATGTGCATGATTTCGTCAGTGAAATCATAATCTACTTTACCCCCTGCTGCCATACCGGGGCGTCCTTGTAAACCCCCTAGATTCAAGGGTCCGCTCATAATTCCACGCTGTTGCGCTACCTGTTGTGCAGCCTGTCGCTGCGGTGCTCCATACGGAGAAGGGAACAAGCCACGTTGTTGTGGAGTCGCAAAAATATCTGAAAAATCATAGATATACTTAAGTTGTACGGGGTCGGGTGTTTTAACATCCACTTGGCGACCCATTAAATCACCAGATCCTAGAAGCGCATTGAATAAGTTTTGCTGTCCTACAATACGGCGTGTTTCTGCGGCCTCATCTCCTATCAGTTCACGGGTCTCTTCAGCTTGATCTCGCACATCTCCGGTAATCTCTTCTTGCCTACGGGCGGCATCGGCATAGATGCCTGTAGCGGGGATCTCGCCAATCCCTTCAACCCCTGCATCTACGAAGCCTTGTAGCAGCCCGATATCACTTTGGTCAATCTGACCATCGAAGTTGACATCGTAGAGCCGCATATCATTGTTGAAGTCAGAGATAAATTCATCTTCGGCCAACAAGTCGATGACCATATCTACGTCATCTTGTGTTAAGTCAGAAGCAGGGCGACCAATAACACCACTGATATAGTCTAGGTACTGGTTGGTTTCCTCTTGAGAGGTATCGATTTGATCGCTAATGTCCCCCGCAAACGCATCGATTTGCCCGTATACGCCTGTACCGGGGCGGCTCTCGTCAACATCAGGAGTGGCAGGATCATCAGGTATAGCAGGTGAGCCTATTAGCCCATATAACCCCGTCTCGGATTCAGGATCACCGATAAGCTCAATAATACGATCAGTATCTAACCCTAATGCGTAGAGGTCTGCATAAAGCCCTGTGCCTCCAACAATCTCACCGGTTTCTGGGTCGATCTCAGGGGCACCGATATAATCGATAACGGCTTGATCCCCTTCTTGAACCGCAAGATACAACCCACTAGTTTCATCTTCTTCGGTATTAGGATCATCACGAGTGCCTACTCGATCACTAAGACTTACTAGTTGAGGGTTAACAACATTCTCAAGGTAGTCTTGAGTAGTCTCTGTGCCTTGTTGATAGGCTAGATATAGCCCCCTTGCTTCGTTTTCCTCAGTCTCGGGGTTATCAGGAATACCAATAAGGTCAAGGATTTCGTTATCTCTAAGACCAGCAGCATAGAGTTCTCCGTAAAGTCCTGTACCACCAACTATCTCACCGTCTTCGTTTAAGGTAGGTTCACCAACAAGATCTGTAACTTCTGATATTTGAGTTTGTTGGGCATACAAGTCACCGTATATACCAGTGCCGCCAGTTAGATTGCCTGCATCGTCGCGTTCTGGCTCTCCTACAATATCTTTAACGTCTTGTGCGCTTAGGTTTTCAAACCCATATTCTTTTAAAGCGTCTCCAACAATAGTTTCAACTTCAGTTTGAGTAAGATTCTCGAAGTCATAATCTTCTAACGCTGCATCAACGATATCTCTGACTTGCTCTTCGCTTAAGTCGTTTAGGTTTGTTATTGTTTGTTGTTGGTTGTATAGATCACTAAAAATACCAGTGCTATCGCTAGTTAAATTACCCTCTTCGTCGTACTGTGGTTCGCCTAAAATATCTTTTATATCTCGGGTTTCGTCATACAACCCATAAAGGCCAGTACCACCGATAATGGTAATGTCATCGTCAGCGTATTGTGGTTGGCCTATAAACCCTTCAATTTGAGTTATTGCAGCAGTTAGTTCGTCAGAAGTAGCTGCACCTTCTACTAGGGCATACAACCCTTGGGCTTCTATCGGATTACCGTCTTCATCTACCCCACTAGGGTTACCAAGTAACGCAGTTATTTCGTCGTTTTCTAAGCCAAGCGCGTTTAACTCGCCCCATAACCCAGTGCCATCTTCAGGATTACCTATCTCATCAAGGACATCTTGTTTTGCATCGAATACATCTTGTTGCGTAGCGTAGTCATTAGGGAATTCTGGGCCTTCATCTGGATCTTCATCAGTACCATCTGTATCGTCTGGACCTACTGGATCTACTTCATCAGGGTCATCACCTGAGTCATCACCTAAGTTATCACCTGAGTCATCACCTAAGTTATCACCTGAGCCTTCACCTAAGTTATCACCTGAGTCATCACCTGAGCCTTCACCTAAGTTATCACCTGAGTCATCACCTGAGCCTTCACCTAAGTTATCACCTGAGTCATCACCTGAGCCTTCACCTGAGCCATCACCTGAGCCTTCACCTAAGTTATCACCTGAGTCATCACCTAAGTTATCACCTGAGTCATCACCTAAGTTATCACCTGAGTCATCACCTAAGTTATCACCTGAGTCATCACCTGAGTCATCACCTGAGTCATCACCTTCGCCTTCACCATTATTAGCATCTTCAGGGAAATCATCTTGGCTATCACCAATTCCATCACCATCAGTATCTACGCTCTCATTTGCGTCCTCTGGAAAAGCATCGGCATTGTCACCTACTCCATCACCATCAGTATCTACGCTCTCATTTGCGTCCTCTGGGAAAGCGTCCGAACTATCCCCTACTCCATCACCATCAGTGTCTACACTCTCACTAGCATCTTCAGGGAACAGGTCTGAGTTATCCCCTACTCCATCACCGTCAGTATCTATGCTTTCACTAGCGTCCTCTGGAAATAGGTCTGAGTTATCACCTACTCCATCACCATCTGTGTCTAAGGTTTCATTAGGATCTTCAGGGAATAGATCTGAGTTATCACCTACTCCATCACCATCTGTATCTAAAGTCTCACTAGCATCTTCAGGGAACAGGTCTGAGTTATCACCTACTCCATCACCATCTGTGTCTAAAGTTTCACTAGCGTCCTCTGGGAAAGCATCGGCATTATCACCAACACCATCTTCGTCGGCATCAGCCCATTCAGTTGGGTCTTCGTCAAATACATCAGCGTTATCGCCTACGCCATCTGAGTCTGTGTCTACGGTTTCATTAGGATCTTCAGGGAAAACGTCTGCATTATCTCCTACACCATCTGAATCGGTGTCCAGCCACTCATCGGGATCGTCAGGAAAAGCGTCTTCTTCATTGGGGTAAGTGTCCCCGTCTCTATCAGGATCTTCTTGGATTGGAAATCCAGTGTCAGGGTCAACGGGATTACCATCGGCATCGACTTGCTGGTCAATAACACCGTCACCATTAGAATCTTTTACTTCCCACGGATTAGTATCCCCTTCTTCCCATCCAGCAGGGACAAGAACAGGCAAACCTGTAGTAGGGTCTATACCCCCATCAGATAGCGGTATTGCGTGCACTACCTCACCAGCAGCATCAAAGATCTGGATGACGTTTCCGGTCATCTGGCCTATACGCTCACCGGTTTCGGTTATGATATCTCCAGCTTCGTTTAGTAGAACTTGGGCAACGTTGCCGCCTATATACTTTCCATCTTCATCAAACAGAGGAATGATGATTTCGGGACCGCTAACAGGTATAGGAACTGGGAACCGGACACCGGCAAAAATACCCTCTTTGGGGTCATGGTTAATGGATATGATGCCACCGACTTGGCGTTTTAACCATTCAGTGTATTTTCTCTCGTAGTCAGGGTCGGACGGACTAGGTGGAAAAAGTAATTCGCGTTGTTCTTCCCAGATCTGTTGTATGGTTTTAGATGCACCTGTGGTAGGATCTTTACCAAATATAATATCTAGAATATTTTGCCCGAGATTTTGTAGCTGGACCTTAAAGTTTGTCTCAATGGTCTCATCTACCCACTCTTCAAATTGATCTTCGGTAAGGGTGCCGTCATTAGCTTCTATGGCCTTATCTAACATGTCTTGAGCTTCTGCGACACTAAGCTCGTTTCCAGTACGCTGCTTGTAGACTTCTTGGAGTTCACCTATCGTAGTTGCCCTACTGTCGATGTCTTGGATGATGTCAGACTCTTTGTTGTTACCAACTAACTGAGCTAACTCTTCCTCACTTAAATTAGCGAGATCGAAGTTTTCCTGTCTAGCGATGTCTCCTAGTTCTTTTGTAGATACTCCCAACGGATCTAGTTGATCGGCAACCTCTTGCTCGGACATGCCGCCTATTAAATCAGCTATTTCTTCTTCGCTAAGGTCTGATATGTCAAACCCTACATCTGGATTAGAAGCTATTTCTCGTAATTCATCTTCATCTTTTACTACGGCTCTATCGAAACGTTCCGAAATAACATTGCCTTGCATGCCGTAGTCTTTAATCGTACCGTCTTCGTTTAGTACAACCCCCCAACCTGCATAACCTTCACCTTCCGCTTGCCCTATCAAGTTTTTATAGTCTTCGGGCGTGAGGTCATAGCCCTGTTCTTCAGCAATAGCTTCTAGCTCTTCTAGACTTACGTGTCTAGGGTCAACATATTCTCCGATAGCTTCTTGTTGCGAAGTCTCAAACCCTTCTCCGCCTTGACCCATAAACTGTTCAATTTCTTCTCTGCTGGGTTCATAGCCATAAGTTCTTTGGAATATTTCTGCTGCTTCTTCAGCGGTAACTTGTCGGGGGTTTACATAGTCAGCTATACCGCTTTGATTGTCGGCGTAGTCTTTAATTTCTTGATCAGTAGGCGTATACCCAGCATCAGTAAACACTTCCCTTGCTGCGTTTTGTTGTGAAGTAACGAATGTTTGAGTAGCGGTTCTTTGAGTGGAATCAAACTCAGCCCCGCCCTGCCCAACTAACGCATCTACCTCTTCTTGGGTTGGGTTTTCGTACCCTAAATCTGATAAATACGCTCTAGCTTCTTCTTCAGTAAACTGTCGTGGGTCTACATAATCACCTACGTTGTTCCTAGTATCGTAGTTATCGGTCCTCATAGGGTCATCTATGACCCCAACAAAATCAGCAATTTCTTCTGGGCTGGGTTCGTACCCTAAATCTCTAAAATATTCAGCCGCCTCTTCTTCGGTAACGATTCGCTTATCGGCGTAATCACCAAGATTTGTGTTTACCGTTGATTGAAAGTTTTCGTCACCTTGCCCAGTAGCCGCACCTATTACCGTAGCCCATCGCTCTGCAAATTCGCCATCAAGAACACTATCTGATATGCCTGCATCGTTTAATACTTGACGTGCTTCTTCAGTAGTGACTTGTCGAGGGTCTACGTAATCAGCTATACCATCGGGGTTATCGGCAAACTGTTCTTTTTCCTCTTGGGTAGCCTCGTATCCCAGATCAGAAAATATATTACCGGCATTAGTTATTGCGGCTTGACGCTCTTCTTCCGCTGCCGTATCAGCTTCTTGTTGGGCTATTTCCGCTTGTCGGTCTTTATCTAGATTAACGTAAGTATCGACTTGATCTTGGTTAGTAGTGGACCAAGAAACATCCCCGTTTGCGTTTGTAGACCAAGATGTTGCTAAACGAATACCGGTTTCTACAAACTCTGTATTATCTAGTAATTCTTCTCTTGTTATAGAGTCTGCATCACCAAAAAGATTATCCAAGTAGGTATCCATTGGGCCAGAAAACTCTTCCCAAAAGGCTTGATATGCCTCGCCTCCTTCGGCATCACCCAACGAAGGTCTGGTAATTACATCATTACCTGCTTGAACCTGCGCTAACATGGAGGATTGGATAAGCGATAGCCGAGCTAAAGCCGCGTCTTGGATTGATTGATAAATTATTTGTACAGAAGCATCTATAAACTGCTCCGAAGAAGCTCTCTCAAAAGCATCGTACCATTTGGCAGCGGAAGGTACCTCTCTACCTAAAAGAGTCCGATAGAAATCCTCAAAGGAATCGTTGTAGTCTTCGTCGGACAAATTACCCGTACTATTAGTAGCACTAGTGCTACCGTCTGTATAGCTAGGTTGGCCGTAATTTGGGTAGCCAGTGTTGTCTGGGGGGTTAAACCCATAGTCGCTCAGATCAAAATTACCTAAATCTGATAAGTTAAAGTCCCCAATATCTATTTTGCTCATTACGTGACCTCCGCGATACTAGCTACAACATGCAGTCTGTTGGCGGTTGCGGCGGTGACCTTCAATATTTCGGTAGCCTGCAGCACAAGAGGGCCGGTTAGTAATTCTTCCGTAGCGTTAGCTCCCACAGCCTTGACCTTGAATAGGCTGTATACATCAGAGCCATTGGTAAGCGTCACCGTTATCGTATCGGCATTACCTGAGTCCTCAGACACAAGGATAGAGTTGACGATAGCTTGAGTAGCCGCAGGGCACGTATACAGTGTCGTTGCACTGGTCGTGGTGAGATCTACTTTGGCGTTAGTGTATGTGTGTGACATTACCTAATAAACCAGCTAAATATTTCGCCTTCATCGTCAGCGGCGGCATCTCGCAATGCTTTGTCTAGCTGATTGAAGTATAGGCGCAACACGTTGTTAAACTGCTCAAACGATTCTCGGTTGTACTCGTCTGGCGCATAGGGGAGTGCAGGTGCGCGGAAGTTAACATCGTATTTAGTTAGATCTACAGGCATTACCGTCTCCCATCAGGTCGCATATCCAAACGCGGTGTACCTAACTGCCATGTCACTCCTAAGTCTGTCGATTCAATCTTAACCGCCAACTGCCGACCCCGTACCCTCGTATCTAACTGCCCTGTGAATGCCTCTACTGGCAAGGTAGCCGTGCGGGTTATGGTGCCTTGGTTTGACCCCCCTTCAGACGTAGGTGAATTATACCCCGACCCCGCGTTCTTGAGGGGTAGTAGAGACATTACGGCACTGGGGGAAGTTGCTGTAGAACCGTTGAATCGGATGTCAGGTAGTACACGCCAAATGAACATAAACTGGTGACCATCATCCAGATCAAACTGAGCCGAAGATATGGAGGCAGTAATCGCAGTGGTTGTGGCTGTTTCGTTATCATCAACGCCCTGTTCGTGGTTTACCAAGTTGTAGGTATATGTAGCGGCAAGAGGGTTGTCACGTAATCCCGTGTCTAGCCATGCTGTACGCGCCATATTCCCGTAGTACCATATATCTTGTAAGTAGTTATAAATAACGTACTTATCAATCGTTTCACTATCTTCAGAACAGTAAAACCACCAGATCTCATGGTATGACTCGTTAGTGCCAGCAAATACCTGATCATATTGCGCGGTATTAAAGTCTCCAAAAACAAACTTCCGTAGGTCGCAGCGGAGAGGCTGAGTGCGTCCATCGTACTTATAGAACTTGTCCTTGCCCATCCAGTAAGCCACACCATTGGCGTAACCCACGCAGTTTTGAGAGGCTATAGAGACATTATCGCCTACTGTTTGCGCGGCCCAGACCGCTGGAGCGCCGACATACTGCAGTGAATAGACGGTAGAGTCAGTCCAAACTAGAACCTCTTGCCGTGCTTGTTTAGCAGTAATGATCTCGGTACCACGCGATAGACGTAGGCTACCTGCTTGGTTTGTTGCTGCTGGTGTCCAGTTTGTAGCATCCTCTTGGTCAGACCAACGAATCAGCATCGGGTCTACCGTTGCACTACCTAACTCGTTTGCACCGAAGCAAAACACAAACCGATTAATATCAGATACAACAATAAAGTTTTGATCTGTGGGTACGTTTGACGCACCCGATAAGCTAGATAGGAGGACCGCCCGAGTTGATACCCCGTTAGTAGCGTCCCAATAATAAACAGCCCCACCACGAGGTCCGAATATAAGATCTTCTCCAAAATTAGCTTGGCTCCATAGTCGGATAGCGTTAGTTGATACGGTGCCGAAACCCCATGTGCCAGAACCCCAAGTACCCGCACCCCAACCGGAAAGCGGGATAGCGTATGCTTGACCAGTATTGATCTGATAAGCCCCTACGACAGACGAGCCGCCGTTGCCAGAGTCAGAAGAATTTGCAGTAACTGTAGCACCAGCGGTATCTTTGGCTGTGATTGTATAGGTATTAGCGTCCTGTACCGCGTCTACTTGATATTCTTGGTTGAGTACCGCAGCGGTAATGTTGCCCCCTAACGTAGCTGCGCCGCTAAAAGTAACAAAGTCATCAGCGATTGCACCATGCCCTGCATCGGTGACAGATATAGTAGAAGAACCGTTTGTTGCGCTAAACGTAACATCACCCGCCGACGTAGTGGAGCGTATTGGTGTAATGTCGTTATAGGCACCGCCTTCTTCTAGGTAGAATTTTAAATTCGTACCTACACCTAGTAAGTTAATACTGCCGAGCGTGACCCAATTCAAAAGAGAGCGGCATACGCCTTGGAACGTAGTGCTAGATATACGTTGCCATCCCCCTATCTTCTCGGGATAGCCTTGTCTAAAGCGGATCTTGTCGCAGTCGTACCATCCACCCTCACTCGTATAGACCGTATTTTCTCGGTTTACTCCGGGCTTTAGCTGTAACTTCTGTAGCGGCATATCTCACCCATCAGGAAGTTGCCCCAAATACAGGGGGCAGCGTTGTTACTTGTATCGCAACACTTTCTTTAAGGTTAAGCGGATTGCCGCAGTCTGAGCAGGTATCTGCCTCTAATTCGCTTTCATCGAGGTCAAATCCACAATGAGCACAGACCACTTCAATCTCGTGTGCGGGTTCTATTGCCCCGTCTTCTAACTCTTTCGGTTCGTGTGTAGTACGCATGATTATCTTTCTTGGTATTCACCAGACTTAATCATTTGGCAGATCTCTAAGGCTCGATCACCTACTTGAGTCGCCCACTTACTGTCGTAAAACTCGTCACCAGCTTCTTCAAAATTACTTTCGGCCATGTGACCCAAGGCTTTGACGAACCCTCTCAACCTAGTTTGGCCTACATTAAACGACAAATCTATAAGAGCTTCTTGTCGCACGGAGTCTAG